TCTTGAACTGCTTCGAGATAGCCGAAACAGGGTTGAACAGGCCCTTCATGCCTTCGATCAGCGACGCGTTGGCGGCCGGATTGACCGTCGCGTAGCGCGGCGACATGACAGCGGCGTTCTCGTTCAGTTTCTGCTGCGCCTGCAACAGAACCAGCGAGGTGGCCGGGGTCGTGCCGGGCGTGCCGACCGAGTTGCCGATGTATTTGAAGCTGTTCGCAACGTCGGCGTCGATGGAGGACGCAAGCTGCGAAATACGCGGCTTCAGCACACGTTCCGCGAAGTCGTCCAACTGCATCGTCAGTTCGGCGGTCGTGAAGTTGACGCCGATGTGCTTCTGCGACGAAACGGTCAGGGTCGTGTACTGTTCGTTGTCGTCCTGCACCTGAAGGGCAGCGCCGTCCGTGACCAGAGCGCGGTCGGGCAGACGGATGCGCAGGGTCGAGCCGATCTTAGCGCCTTCGACGGCGAAAGAGTCGTCATACTGACGGTTGACGGTGCGGGTCAGGACAAGATTATTCTCAAGGATCTCAAGAGCCTTGCGAGTAATCATATCAATAGTAAGAAGTGAGTTAGACATCCTTTATCTCCGGTTTTGCGCTTCCCACTTCTTGATCTGCCGCTGACGTTCCGCTTCTATCCAATCCGACGTTGACATTGACTTTAATGACCGGGGGTCAGTCGTGTCATACCGCGGGCCTGAGTTTGATCGGGTAGCCGTGACAGGAGCAAGCGGTGCGGGCGCTGACGATGTGCGCTTAGTCGGCGGATTCGAGGTGAGATTCATCTCGATCTTACCGATTTCCTTCGCCTGCAAGACAGGCGGCAGACGGGCTATGCGTCCGGCTTCCTTTGGATTGGAGCCGAGCCAATAAATGACTTCGGGGCCAATGTCGGAAGCCTGGATGGCTTGAGCCATTACGTCCGTGACGGGGAGGCTAGGATTATACGCGACTTGTTCAAAGTCCTCGTATCTATCCCGCGCTTCCTCTTCACGGTCGCGGTATGACTCCAAGATCGCCGCCTGCTGCTGTGCGGCCTCTCGCTGTGCCAGTAGCTCTTGAGCGCGCTGGTTGGCCAATGCTTCCGCATAGACTTGGGCGTTCTCAAAATCGTCCGGCGCAGGTGGAGGTGCGGCCGGCTGTCTAGCCTGTTGCTCCGCAAGCCGCTGGGCCTGCTCTCTTTCCCATTTGCGCTGTTCTCTTGCAAGGCGCTTGCTGACAATCGCGTCCAACTCTTCTTGAGAGAACGATTTTGTCTGCTGCTGTTCCTCCGGCGTCGATTCAACAGATTCCGGCGCTGCCGTGGCTTCCGGTTCCGGCGCGGGGCTGATCTCCGCTACAGCCTGTTCGTCTTCCATTTTCACCTAGCTTTCCGGCCAGTCGGTTTACAAAAATTACTCTTCTTCGGCTTTGTCGTCAATAAGACCCTTACCGATCTCTTGGATCTTGACTGCTAAAGGTAGCGCTTCATTCGCTACGGCCAAACCGCCAGCTTTAGTCGCCAAGTCAAGCATCTGCAAAAGTTTATTCAATTCTTCAACTGTGAACATTAATTACTCCAAGGCAGCGGGGGTCGAATTACGGGAGGATTTATTTGATTGGCGATCTGTTGGTCAAGAGCCGCGACTTGTGCAGCTAATATCTCTTCACCCATCGCATCTTCTAACCAACCGATAACCTGTGCTTCAGTCAGATCAGCGTATGGTGTGAAGTCGCTGTCTGGGTCTAGCGTTACGGATTGTGAGCCGTAGATGTCAGCGGTGTGTGTTCCGTCTGTCGCTTGTCTGCGCCAGTGGCACGTAAAGACTACATCAGTATGTCCTTCGTGTTCTGGATAGCACTCTAGTTGAGAGATTACCCATAAATATGTGTTGCTCATATCTTTGCCTCTAATTCAGCTACTTTTACGGCGAGTTCTTGTATTGCTTTGACAAGTCGAGCTTCCGTTTTGCTCCACCCAGAAATCATGAGCATCCCCTCTGCGTCCTCTGCAACACAATCAGGATAAACTTGCTCCATATCTTGGGCGATAAAACCTATTTGATGACCTGTTCCATCCTTGTAATCAAACTCTGACGGCTTAAGTTTGCAAATATTTTTCAACTGATATGGTAGCGGTGTAATATTTTCTTTAAGTCTTGCATCAGAACTTGAAGTGAATGTCGCAGCATTAGCGCCATTAGCGGTGATTAGGCCGCTGCCCGTAGCGTTATTGTTAATAAAGAATTTAACGAACACCTGAGAGGTTGTAGTGTCGTTATCATATTTAGAAACACCAAGGGCATCATACGCCAAACTTGACGCTTGTGTGTTCATAAAGAAGCCAGCGCGCCCCGTAGCAGAATTTACGAACGATGTGATTACGCCGTTGTTTGCAGTCGTCCCAACCAGCAGGTTTCCGCTGCTGTCGATGCGTGCGCGTTCTGTTGAGCTTGATCCGAGTATCAGGTTTCCACTACGGCTAGTTATACCGAAGTCACCCGCAGTCCCTCCAGAAACAAGATTAGCACCCGACCCAATATCACCAATAGCAGTTCCGCTATTTGTGAACCTGATGTATACTCCAGACGCATTCGTAGAGTTGAAGTTTGTCGCTAGCGATACAGAACCAGATGATACATCGAGCCTAACTCCCGGCGTAACACCCAGTCCTAAATTTCCTGCGCTATCAATTGTTGCCGCAGTCGTCGCGCCATTATTGCCGACTTTGAACAAAATGCTGTCGGACGTGCCGACACCGGACGTTGACTGAAGCGTTAGCGACGACGATGCGGTCGTGCCACCAATCACGAGCGGCGATGTTAGGCTAGTCGTAAACGTGGGCGACGTGCCAAGCACGACGGAGCCAGTGCCGGTAACAGCATATTCACCCAGCACGCCAGCATTGTTATACAGCACGCGACCAGACGTGCCGCCGGTGATCGCCGTCGTGCCAACATCAAGGTCAACGCCGAGCGCGGTCGGGTTCGTCCAAGACGTGACGCCGCCCGTAGTAGACGTAAGGATGTAGCCGTTACCGGCTGCAACAGCCGGAGGTAGCGTCATTGTCCATGCAGCAGTGGCGCTATTCGACGATTGAATTGTAACCGGCCATGCGCCCGCTGCGGTGTTCGCCAGCGTCAGCGTGCCCTGCGTCGTCTGCTGCACGCCCAGCGTCGGGGTAGCCGTTGCAGAGATTGTATTCACAGAACCTGAAACGATGAACGTGCCCGCGCCGGTCGTGTTAAGCCCCGTGCCACCGGATGTGACCGCCAGTGGGGTCGAGAGCGTCAGGCTCGACGCCGACATAGCGCGGCCAGCGGTGAGGTTAGCGATGGAAACTTGCTTCGTCGTGGCCGACTGCACAATCGGCAGAACTTCCGTGCCGTCTAGTGGGGTCGTAGACGCCGGAAGTTGGGAAATCTTTACGTCGGCCATTTATCTAGTCCTTAGAAAGAAGCAACGCGGTCTTGGAACGCCTTAATGCGGGCGTCGAGGGCATTACGATCTGATTCGATGCGAGCCAAGTCGGCGGCGATCTTAGCCTCGCGCGCAGCGACTTCGTTTTCGCGCACAGCGACAGCCGCTTCAGCCGCAGAAGCCGCCGCTTCACGATCAGCCATCGCCTTTTCAAACGCCTTCTCGCGCTTGGTTACGTCCTTGTCGCGGGCGTCCGCGGCAGACTTGACTTCCTTGGCGTTGGCGTGCGCCGTTTTAGCTTCAGCGACCAGAGCGTCAGCCTGCGCCTGCGCAGCCGCCAATTCGCCTTTGGCCTTCTCACGATCCGCCAGCGCCGCTTCAGCCGCGCTCAGCGCGCCCTGACGCTTGGCCAGTTCGTCGCGGACTTTCACATACTGCGCGAGATCTTTGGGAAGCTGTTTTGTGAAATATTCAATCGGATCTACGTCCGACGATCCGCCGATGAATTGCATGATGACCTCAGACGTAATAGCTAATGTTGACCTTGGCGCTGCCCGTCGTCTCGATGAACTTAATCTTTGACAGGTCGCCGTCATACTGGAAGATAACGCCAGCTTTTAAGAGCATACCGCGCGAAGCCGTTGGCGCTTCGCCATTATCAAGCCATCGCACATCCTGCGTCTCCGCAACGATCAGCGCAAAATTGGCTTTGACATTCATGCCGGAGATCGGATCGCGCGCCGGAACGATTAGCCCTGTAGCGGTGCTGACGTTGTCAAGTTGCTGGTAGCCAAGGCAGCAAGTAATGGCTTTCACGTTAGCAGTCACTTATGATCTCCTTCGCTGGGCCATTGATCGCAGCCACGCAATTTGCTGTTCTTCCGCCGGTGCAGGGGCAGGGCCATAGTTAATTATAACACTGTAGCCGGTGATTGAATAGTCGCCCTTTTGAACCTCTAGCACACGTCCGCGCTGGATGTCTACATTCTGGCCAGTGATCGAATAGCTGCCCGTTTGGGCGACAAGTTCTCTATTAAATTGGAACGTAACCGATTGGCCCGTGATTGCATAGGAGCCTGACCCGGCCGTGATGGCGTTGCCCTTGAGGATCGTGACAGGGTAGCCCGTGACCGCGTAAGACCCAAACCCTGCGTCAATCCGCTTGCTGCGCTGAAGGTCGGCTGGGTAGCCCGTTATGAAATACTCGCCGCCGCAGCCCGATAGCTGAAGGATGACCTGCGCAATGATGTAGTCGCCGTCTTCAGTTATTAGCGGCCAGCCGCTCTCGGTCAGCAGCCGGGCGTTATAGTCGAGGACGGCCCAGATCTTTTCGCCGTCTTCCGTAATCAGGAACTTGCCATCTTCGGCAAGGAGATACGCGCCGTCATCGGGCCCGGTGACAATGATCTTGTCGCCTGCCTGAGTAACTAGATAATCGCCGTCCTCCGTGAGCAGGAGGGAGATATAGAACATATCATCACGTCGCCTGGAAGGTGCCGTTGACCGAATCCATCACGACGGTGACGCTCTCCCCTGCTGACACAAGCTGACTAGAGCCGTAATCCCAATAGGCGACGGGCGTGCTGGTCGTCGAATCCCACAGGATCGCGTAACGGAAGGTAAAGCCGCTGCCCGTGGCCGTCCATGCGGCCGGATTGTTGAGGACTAGCTTGTAGACGCCGCCCGTTTGGGTCGCAGACGCTGTGGTCGCGGGATTGCCGCCAGCCGTATAGCCGCCCGCGGTCGGCAGATCCGTCGTTCCAGACACGAATGTCGTGTCGGCCGGGTTGACCGTCGCCGCGAGCGCCACATACCACGCGTCCGAGCCCGAATTGATGTTCTCCATCAACGGTTCAATGGCGGCCGGATACTTTGTGTAAGTGGCTATCGGCATGATTTAGGCCAAAAATTTGAGTTTATAGAGCGTCGAGAGGTAGAGCGCGACGATTTCGTCGATTATGTTCTGAATCGCCGTATCGTCGTATTCTTCGCGCTCTTTTTCGACTTTTTTCAGCGAATCTTCCAAGAATTCGACGACATTATTGGTTTTTTCGGCCGAATGCAGCGTAATCGGCCCGATTAGACCGTATCTGCCCTGATAGGCTTCCGCCAGCGTGTCCGCGAGGTCGATCACGGCCGGATAGAACTTACCCAGCGCCTTGTGTTTGGCGAAGGATCGCGTGTTTAGATGCACGGAATGCGTCACATCGCGCGCCAAGAACAAATGTCCGATCAGATCCGCGCAACTCATTGACCCATCCCCTGCATTGGCGCGCTGCCCGGCACTATATCGCCCGTATCCAGCGCAGCCGCTATCGTGCCCTGCACTATATCCTGCACTTGCTCAGGCGTCAGGCCGCTCTGCATGGCCGACAGACGCTTCGTTTCGGCGTCGTAAGCCTTAATCTGCGCGTTCTGCTCGTCAATCTTGAGTTTCTGTATCTCATAAGACTGAAGAACCTGCTGCACCTGCGCTTTGGTTTCTTCCATCGCCTGCGACATTTGCATGATCTGCTGCCGCATGACCTGCGCTTCTGGCGATTCGTCGGTGTTTTGGAGAACGCGCGGGTCGAGCATCTTCTCAAACCGCTTGGCCATCGTCTCAGCGCCCGGCCAGTCCATATTCTTGACGAACAGGTCGCCCGCAACGCCCCACAGCGCGGGGTTCGTTTGCAGGATCTGACCCATCGTGTCCATAGCCTCCTGCTTACGGGTCATGTAGCTGGGGCCAGACGACACATGCACGTCGTAGGTGCCGACGTTCGGATTGTAGATCTTCATGATCTCCACGCCCTGCTCGTCGACAACGCGACGCACCGCTTCCGGCTGGGCCGGGTTGATGCGCGCCATGTCGACTTCGCCCTCGACGTTGATGATACGGGCGACGCGCTGCGTGTCGTAAATCTTCGGGATAAGGTCGACTAACTGCCGCGCGACGTATTTTATCGCCCGAGCGAGGTTGTCAACATAATGATACGTACTCGTGTCTCCTTGCCTCTCCCGAGCGAGGATCGCACGCCCCGTGCGTTCATTGGAGGTCGCCCCAATGCTACTGTCGTACTGGCCCGTGGTCGATTTAATATCTTCCCCTGCCCCCATTTTAGCTTGAATGAGTCCCGTCTGGGCCAGAGGCGGCTGCGCGCGCTCAGGAAGGGGAAGAGGGTTTCCAGCACCATCGCTTACGTCCGGGTTGACCTCAAGATACGGCCAGTTGTTCGTGTTGGCCGTCTTCCATTGCATTTCATAGCCTTCGAACTGGCCGCCGTAGCCGATGAAAGGCGCTTTCGGGGCCAGCGCGAGCATTTCCGCTTCTTGGCTGACCCAATAGTTATACATGCGCTGCGCGTCTTTCGCGTTGCGCACAAGTCCACTTATGTAAATCTGTCCGTCGACCTCGAACTCGTTGCCGATGACGCGCACGACGGGAATGTATTTGCCCGCCCACTCGCGTTCCTCAAGCACCTCGTAACCGTTGGTCTTGATCCACATGACGCGGCGGCGCTCGCTCTCACGCGACTTGATCGGCTTGCCGTAAGCCGCTTTGAGGCGCTTGTCTTCCGGCGTGCCTGCGAACGCCGTGATGTTGTCCGGGTAGAGGTTGAGCGTTTCGCGCTTGCTGTCGATGTAAAAATACTCGGCGATGCGCACCGTTTCCTGGCTGACCCACATGCTCAGCGTCTGGTCGCCCACGCCCTGCGACATCATGCCGGTCACAGGCGTCGCGTCAGGGTACATCGCTTCGTATTCAGTCTTCGGAATGTCTTCCGTAATGAAGCAATAGCGCGCGTCCTGACCGCATGGATCTTGAATCATTGGATCCATGTA